ATAATCAGCTACAGTGAGAGAAATATATAAACCACACACCAAACCACACAACACAAACCACACACAAAGCACCTGAGAAACATACATCCCAGGTGCTTTTCTCATGTTTATCCCTCTCACCCCATATATACAAACCATTCCACACACCAAACCACACATTACACTGCATAACCAACTATTCAATATACTTCCTTATCCCGGAAAAAACCGGGAAGCATAAACACGCTTACAAGAGAGCCCCCTACGGGGGACGGCGAGGAGGTGATCTGATGTCCAGACCAAAGCCGACAAGGTACACTGCCCAGCAGGAATTATTCGTCAGGATGGAAGCCAGGGGAGAATCCCGGGAAGATATCATGAAAGCTGTATTTGATATTGATCTGCAGACAGCACCGGCTAATATCATCCACAATGCAGACTCAAAGATGTCCCGCTGGAGACAGTATCCGTTTTATGAGTCCACCTGGAAGGACGAAGTAAAGCGGGTTCTATACGCCAGCACTGGGGAAGCAGTGAAGGTGATCAAGAAGCAGCTCAGGAACGAAAATTTACCCTGGCTGCAGAACAAAGCTGCCAACGATTTACTGAATTACGGGAAGTCTCAGATCTACGGAGACGAAGAACGGACAGTCCACGTCCAGATTGATGGCCTTCCTGATATCGGTTCTCCGGACGATGATTAACCAACTATTCGTAAAACAGTAGTTTCACGAATAGTTGACCACAAGATATTGTGTACATCATCTGGTGATGCCACTAATTTTTTCTTTATGCACTATTTCCTCCGGATTATTCAGGGATTATGCATTATTTCCCTGGTATTTCAATGGCAGCAGAGCAGCAGAGCCAGCAGGGCAGAGCCCCCACAGAAAAAGAGAGGGGCCGCCCCCTACACCCCCTCCTCGGCAGGGAGAGAGAACCGGGGGGAGGGGGTACCCCGAACCGAACCCGGGGGGCCAGAACGTGCCAGGGACTCCGCCACTCCGCGAACCGTAGCGTAAATAGCTTCCCCACCCCGACGGTAGACCCCATGGGGGATTTTTTTGGAGGTGTCACATGAGTTACATACCTGATTGTCGACATGATGAATATTACAATGCCAGGTATCTTTTGGGGAAGGATGCTGATTTCGTAGCTGGGTTTGACTGGTGCTGCGAAGAGGCGATGGACAGTTTTTTTGATAACCTGGACACGGTGTTCGGGGATGACGCCTACATTGGGCACATTCTGAACGAAGAGCTTCCGGAGGGCATGCAGGAAGAGTACGAGTGGACGCCGACCTTTGGGGACCGCGAGCCGGAGACCAGGAAGGTCGAGACCTACGGGGATCTCCTGCGGGCGAAGCTGCTCGACTGGGTGGAGAGTCACCGGGACGAGCTGGTCACCAGCATGATTGACAGCATGGACGAAAAGACCTATAAGGCCGCCAAAGCGATGGCGGACGATGGAAAATAACTCACACTTGGCTCTGCGGCACTTCTTTCTTCATGGGCAATACCTCCTTCATTCACCGTGTGTCATAACCGTATCACCCTGACGGCCAGCAGTCCCGTCAGCAGCCGCAGAGCCTTTTCTTTATGGACGGTGATTGCCTGATGGCGAATGTAGTGATCAATTACCAGCCTACGCCAAAACAAGCGTTATTCCACGCCAGCAAGGCAAATGAGATTCTGTACGGCGGGGCTGCGGGCGGCGGGAAGACCAAGGCGCTGATCATGGATGCGCTGTTCCGTACGCTGAAGAACCCGGGAACCACGGCGGTGATCTTCCGGCGATCCTACACAGAGCTGGAGGACACGGACATCAAGGAGGCACAGTCCTCTTATCCGGAAGCCATTGCCACCTACAACACAGGGCGGCATGAGTACCGGCTGATCAACGGCAGCAAGATCATGTTCCGTCACTGCGAGAACGAAGCGGACCGGTTCAAGTACTCGGGCCTTGAAGCACAGTTCATGTACTTCGACGAGCTGACGACCTTCACCCAGGTGATCTACGATTTCCTGAAGACCCGTCTCCGGGCGAAGAAGAGCCTGGGAGTCGTTCCGATTGTCCGCTCTGCCAGCAACCCGGGAAACATCGGGCACGGCTGGGTGAAAAAGATGTTCGTGGACGCAGGGCCGTACATGGAGATCCGGGTGCAGGAGATTTATTCGGAGGCCCTGCACAAGACAAAGAAGATCCGGACGCAGTACATCCCGGCGCTGGCGACGGAGAACCCGTTCATCACGGATGACTACATCTTCGAGCTGGAGCAGAAACCGGAAGCCCTTCGCAGGGCGCTGCTGAACGGTGACTGGGATTCCTTCGAGGGGCAGGCGTTCCCGGAGATCGTGATCAAGCCGGAGAACGTGGACCGGAAATGGACGCATGTTATTGAGCCATTCGAGATTCCGCTGGACTGGCCGCGGTACTTTTCCTTCGATTACGGTTACAGCGACCCGTTTGCCTGTCAATGGTGGGCAATTTCTCCCGGGAACGGGAGGGGAGGAGGCATTGCCTATCTGTATCGGGAGTGGTACGGATGTGTTCCGCACAAGGCGGACACAGGGCTGAAGCTGACACCGGTGCAGATTGCAGACGGTATCCTGGAGCGGGAAGAGGAAGAGATCCGGAACAATGTTCGTGTTTTGCGAACGGCTGACCCGAGCATCTTTGACAAAAGCCGCGGATACAGCGTGGCCGATCAGATGGCTCCCGGATACCAGGGAAGGACGCGGGGCGTTCTGTTTAACAAAGGGGATAACACACGGATTGCCGGGAAGATGGAGGTGCACGAGCGCCTCCGTTTTGATGAGAACGGTATTCCTGGGATGTATATCTTCAGCACCTGCCGCGATTGGATACGGACGGTGCCGAACCTGCCGTATGACGAAAAGAAGACGGAAGACATCGACACGGACGCGGAAGACCACGATTACGACGCTACACGATACTTCCTCATGGACCATCCAATGACGGCCAGCAAGAAGCCGCCGCGGGAGTATAAGCCGTTTGACCCATTCGATGAAAATTAACGGGGCGGGGAACACAAAAATTCATAAAAAGGAGGAGCTCCCCATCGTTCTTTTTAAGATGCCCCGCTCCGTTAATCATATTGAGGTGATTGCATGACCAACAGTCAGATTGAAAAGGAACTGGAGATGGAAGTCTTCGGGGAAGACCAGCCGCTGGACGAGGAGGACAAGAATCTCGTTGAGCTGATCTATGACCGGCTGGACATCTTTGAGCAGATGAATCGCCCCTATCACGAGGAAGCGAAGAAGTGCCGGATGATCCTGCACATGGAAGACCCGGATCAGGACGACCCGGTGACAGTGGCGAAGAACGGGAAAACGACACTGCAGCTCCAGACACTGAAGAGCACCATCAATAATGTGGTGGCCGATCAGATGCTTTCCATGCCTGAGGCAAAGCTCCTGCCGGAGACGGAAAGTATGCAGGAAGCTGCGGACGATCTGCAGGACATGGTCCATTATGTCATCTACTGTGCCAACGATTTTGAGCAGCTCCATTACCGGCGCTGCGAGGATTTCTACGGGCCTGGGACATCCGTGATGCAGATTGCCTGGGACCCGGACATGGCGTATGGGAAGGGCGAAATCGCGCTGATTCGCTGGCCGGTGGAGGCTTTCCTGTGGGACCCGACCGCGGAGCGCCTGCAAGATGCCCGGGCAGTGATGAAGGTTTCCTGGCATCCGCTTTCCTGGTACCGGGAGCACTGGCCGGATGAGGGGCGGTATGTATACGCTGACGATGGCACCCACAACAATGTTGGCATGACGGCGGGGCAGGAGGATGCGGAACATTCCAATGACGAAGAACGCGCACTGCTGATTGAATACTGGTGGCGCGAGTATGACGCGAAAACCCGCCGGTACTCTGTGAACGTCGCCTATGCCGCCGGGAACGCGTTGCTGGACAAGCAAAAAGACGTGTACACCCATGGCATGTACCCATTCGTGATCGATGTTCACGACAGCATCGAGGGGGCGCTTGCCGGTGAGGGCCTTGTGCATGAGCTTGCACCGATGATGCGGTATATCAACCGGTATGCGGCGTATGCGGACATGAATGCAAGGATGAGTTCCAAGGGCAGGATGCTTGTTCAGCGTGGGAGTGGCATTGACAAGGATGCGCTGACGGACTGGGAGACGGACGTTATAGAGGGCGACCGGATTGTCCAGGGCGATTCCTGGAACTGGATGCAGAACCAGCCGTTCAACAGCACTATCACGAACCTTATGACCATGTTCCAGAGCGACCTTAAGGCGGACAGCGGAGCCAATCAGTTTACCCGCGGCGAGACTACGGGGGGCATTGTTTCCGGGAAAGCCATCAACAGTCTGATCCAGGCTGGCGGCAAGGTTGCCTCCATGCGGACGGAACAGCTCAAGTACGGGTTTAAGAATATTGTAGAACAGGTTATCTGGCTGATGTCTCAGTTCTATGACGATGACCGGGTCATGATGCTCACGGGGCATCAGGGCAAGCGGGAAATGAAGGTTGACACCAAGCGCTTGTTTGGCAAGAAGGGTAAGGGTGCTGTGAACCCTCCGCCCTACACGGTGCAGATTGAGGTTTCCAGCAGGGACCCGCAGCGGGTGGCCAATCAGAATCAGATGTTCATGGAAGCCTACACGATGAGCGCACAGGCACAGCAGTTCTTCCCGCTGTCTGCGCTTTTCAATATTCTGAACCTGGATGGCAAGGACAAGATCCTCCCGGTGATCCAGGCGAACGAACATTACCAGGAACAGATGCAGGCACTGCAGCAGCAGGTTGAGCAGATGACCCAGCAGATGGAGCAGATGCAGCAGGAGAATAACAACCTGAAGCAGAGCACCATGCAGATGAGTAATGCGCTGTCTACCATCAGCGCCAGGAGAGGCGGCGGTGGCGGCAGGGGAACGGCGGAAGCACCGCAGGTCCCGGGAGGGTCGCCGCAGCTCGCCGCTGAAGGTAACCCCATCGTGGATAATGCTCAGAATACGCTGGGCGTTCCGACAGGCACAGCGTTGCCTACATAATATTGCTGATTTATGTTATACGCTTGAAGAAGGAGGCAATATATCAGAATGTCGGAAGAAATAATGGACGAATTGGTTGAATTAATGAATCGGTTTCTTGAAACACATAAAATATACGAGTTGATAGAGCTTGTAGTTGGTTCTGTTGCAACAAAAGAGCAAAATTAACTTACTGTATAACGAGCGGTGGCGGAATAGACGTTGCAGATGACGAGGCTGCACGGACGCTGGTCAGGCGGAAGCAGGGTTCCGCAATTACGCCCTGTATGCTCGGACGGGTCAGTAGACGCTACGTGGCGAGAACGTGCGCTAACAAACAGATTGCGCTGGGTTGTTAAGCGTGGACTACTTAACGTTCATGTGAGGTGAAAATCCTCACCCGCTCAAAATTGCTGTATTAAGAAGTAAATATAACAGAAAGATGTGATTTTATGGACGAATTATCCATTCCATGGAGCATGATGATACATCCAGATATGGAAGCAATCAAGCTCCGTGACAAAACACTGTTGAATGCTCCAAACTATATACAAAATCAAAATGGAAGCATTATAGCAGAAGTAGAGATAGATCTTAACGAACCTCATTAAGTTGCTGTATAGCGTAATTTAAATAGGAGAATAACGAGCCAAGGGCCCCGCGTTTTCACGGGGCTTTTGCAATATACACCCGGACCGCGTTTTCACGGACGGATGAAAGGAGATCTGTATGGATTTCGAAGAGACCATGGTCGAACAGAATGACAACACTGAAGCGGACGACGCGCTTCCTGAAGATGTTGTCGAAGAAGAGGGTGAACCCGAAGAGAGCTTGGACTCTGTAACGGAGGAAGAGCAGCCTGCTGAGAATTCTGAAAAGCCCGACAAGCAGGGTACCAGCGAACCGGGATGGATTAAACAGCGGGTCAACAAGGCGGTGCAGAAGGCCGTAGCGGAAGCGCTTGCTCAGCAGCAGGCGGAATTCGACCGGCAGATGGCACCGATCAGGGCAAAGATGCTGGAGGACGAGGCACAGGAGCTGGTTCGCAGCCGGAAGGTTTCGGACATTGAAACAGCCCGGGAGCTGGTACGCCTCCGGCAGGGACAGGGCGGCGCTCCGGCGGCTCAGACGAAACCTGAGCAGCCAAGGACGCAGAACGGTCAGTTTGCCCAGAAGGAAGATCCGGCTACCTCGGCCCGGATCGGGATGCTTCAGCACCAGGCAGACCGGATCAAAGGAAACGGCGGCCCGGATGTGATCGCTGAGTTCCAGAACAACGAGGAAATCAAAAAGAAGGTTATTTCAGGGGAGATGGACTTCTATGACGTTGCGGACTATCTGAGGGATCAGAAGCCCAGCAGGAAGAGACCGCCCTCCCCGATGCGCTCCCCCAACGGAGCCAGCGGAACCAACCCCAACGCCATTGACTCAATGAGCGATGAGCAGTTTGACCGCATGGAGCGGAAGATCAAGGAGGGAGCGCGCTACACACTAAAGTGAGGAGCGTGTTACCATGGCAGTATACGACAACATGAATGTTTCCTATCAGGCGTCCCTGGCCCCCACCATGCTGGAGAGCTATCTGCAGCGGCGGGCCCTCAAGAACGTGGAACCCAACCTGGGCTACATGAAGGACGCCCAGATGATCGAGCAGCCCAAGGGCAACGGAAAGCACGTCAAATTTTTCCGCTACACCGAGCTGCCCGCCATCACCAAGCCCCTGTACGAGGGCGTGACCCCCGACGGCCAGAAGCTGGAAGAGACCGCGTTCACGGTCATGACCAAGAACTACGGAGGCTTCATGGCCTACACCGATGAGCTGGACCTGTGGCATGTGGACAGCAAGCCCCAGGCCATCTCTGACCGGCTGAACCGGCAGGCTCAGCTTTCCATCGACACCGTTGGCCGCGACCAGATCATGGCGGGCCTGAACGTGATGTATCCCGGCAGCAAGACCAGCCGCGCTGCGCTGACCAAGGCGGACATCCTGACCTACGCCATCGTCAAGAAGGCAGTCCGGAACCTGAAGCGGAAGGGCGCTCAGCCTTTCTCCGACGGATTCTTCCATGCGAAGATCGATCAGGACACCTATTATGATCTGACACAGGATCAGCACTGGAACGACGTTTCCACCTACCAGGATGATGGCCGCGTCCAGAGATATGAGTTGGGCAACATCTATAAGGTTAAGTTCTTCGAGGTGGACAACGGCAAGAAGTTCGAGAACGAGACGTACCTGTACGGCAACGTGACCGCGCTGACCGCGACGGCCTTTGACGCCGCTACCCGGACGATGACCTTCTCCCAGACTATCAGCGAAGATGAAGCCCGGGAGCTGACCGGCAAAATGGTGTACGTACAGTACACGAAGTCCACTGTGGACTATGTGACGCCCATGTGCATCGAGCGGGTGTATCCCGGCGACAAGAAGCTGATCTTCCGCTGGGTGCCTGAAGATACCACGGACTGGACCACAACCAATACCCTGAAGGTCGTTCCCAGCGGCGGAGCGTCCAACGGCGATGAGGTGCACGGCACCATCATCTACGGCCAGGATGCCTTCGGCATGGTGAAGCTGGGCGGCAAGGGCAAGCCCAACATCCAGATCATCGTGAAGCCACTGGGCTCCAGCGGCTCTGACGATCCTCTGAACCAGCGCGGCACCATCGCGTGGAAGGTTCCCTTCTTCGCCTGCGCGGTGCTGCAGGATGACTTTATCGTCCGCATCGAGCACGGTGTGAGCGACTAATCAAACCTTTACGGGGCACCCTGAATCCATCGGGGTGCCCCTTCTTTTGAAAGGAGAAGAACAATGGCTGCTAAGAAACAGGACGGCCTTACGATGGCCGTGGAAAAGAAAGAGAATCGATACAACGGTCCCTATGTGGATGTTTTCCTGCCGGAGCTGGAAGGCGGCGGCGCGGACGGCATCAAGGTGGATCAGTACGAGCATGTGACCCTGGCGAATGAAGAGCGGGAAGAAATCTTCCGGGTGCACCGGGGAGAAAGGGTATCTGTTCCCGTTCCGGTTTTTATGGCGCTGAAGGAGAGGTACCCCAAGCTGTAAGAGGTGATTGAGATGACATTAGCCGAGATCAAGGCCCAGATCATGTTCCAGACGAACAATGATGCGGAGGACATTGAGGACTACCTGCCCCATGTCAACGACTACATTAATGACGGCTACGACCGGCTGATGAGCGTCTGGCAAAAGGATCATGTTCCGGGCGAAACTTACGCGAAACTCCAGGAAGATACGGATGAACCAGAGCTTCCGGAATGGATCCACCGGTACATCTGCGACTGGGCGACATGGCTGGTTTACCGGAACGGAAACCCGCAGAAGCAGCAGCGCGGACGGGCTTACTACGAATCCTTCATGGAGATTTTGAACAAGCTTTCCGGAATGGGCGGTGCATCTGGACTGAACGCAGACGGAAGCATGAAGGTTTACAAGAACTTCCGGAATATCCCGGTGTGAGGTGATGGGAGATGGCATATTTTTCTCTGCATGCCTATGACGCGGACGTCTGGCTTCCGGCTTTTCTTGGATTGAAACAACAGGATGAAAGCCTGAACCCGGACATCCGGTTTGCCACAGAGGTGCGGAATGTGGAGACGCCCAACGGTGTCCTGCAACCCCACGCAGGGTATGAAGTGCTGAAAGGTG